ATTGTGGCCGGGATCATCTGCGCCTTGTGCGACATGACTATTCAGTCTCCTCGGCCCGCTCGCGCCGCTCCGTCAGTTCGTCGCGGTTCGGCACGCGCCCACGGTGCTGCCAGAAGTCCCAGCACTCGGCGCAGAGAAAGAGGTTCGCCACGACCCGGAAGCGCCCATCGGGGTCGACGTGGCACCCTTCGCAGGTCTTCCCTCTCATGAGACGAGCGCCACCTGTGCCGACGCGTGGGCCGCCGCGCGATGGGCGTCGATGTGACGCGTCAGCCGCTCGAACGAGACGCGCACGGCCGGCGGGGCAGTCTTGGGCGCAAAGGTCTTCTCTTTCCCCTTCCACGTCGGCTTCACCCCAGACGTCGACGCGAGGAACGCGCAGTCTGGGCACTTCATGAAGTACGCCTTCGTGTGGTACGTCAGGAGGTTAACTGCCATCAGAACACCATCATCAGGACGCCGAGCACTATTCCCACCACTACCCCACTAACGAAGTCGAGGTCTCGCTGACTGTAGAGGTCAGGCACGCGCGCCCTTCAACGTCCCGCCGAGCAGGTCGAAGCGTAGGGTGGACGCCCATTCGCCTGTACCGTAGTCCAGATACCCGCTTCGGATGCCGCGCAGCGCCAGCCCGCTCGGGGCCGTCACGACCGCCGCTTCGTCAACGCCTGACGGGCACGTCAAGGTCCCGAAGACGTTGAGCTTCTCGTGCTTCGCGTGCTTCGCGAGTACGGCCATCATCGGCGCGAGTTGGCGTTCAGTAGACACCGGCTCGCCGGCGCGCGACTCACACGCGACGTTGAATTGATGCGCCATCGTGACCATCGTCGGATTGAGAGGTCGCTCTGGCGTCCGCACGCGCACGGTGTCGCCAAGCCTCGCCGGCGAGCCGAAGAGATACCCCTTTCCCCCGCTCGCGACAAAGACGTCGTCATAAGAGCGATTGACCAGTCCGACGAAGGCGAGGTTCTTCTCGAGGAGCCGGAGCGCCTCGCGGGTAATCCAGTCGATGCCCGCAAAGTCGTGCGGCGTGAACGCGGGTAGGACGATCGTCTTCTCGCCTGGCATCCACAGGAGCCGCTCGGGGTCGATGGCAAGCCCGGCGACCGCCGCGCCAGCGAGTTGCAGGAACGCGCGACGGTTCACGACGCCGGGTCGGTCGGCCGACGCCTCGACGAGCGCCGCGGTGTCCGCCGGTAAGATGGCCTGGCTTTCCCCGGCCGGTGGACATGGCCCACCTCCTACAATCTTCGCGACGAGGTCCCGCCAGGTCATGACATCCACCCCAGGCCGCGGTCGCCGCCTGACGACCCGCGCCGGCCCTCGAACCGCCCGCGACGCTGCGCGGCCTTTCGCGGCCGGAGCTTCGACACCACCGGTGATGCGAACGTCAGCCCGAGGGCGTCGCCATCGTCCGGAGACGCGAGGTCGCGCTCTTTCATGTGTTCCTTGGATTCGAGCAGGAGACGGTCTTTCTTGTCGTGCGAGTACCCCGGACCCGTCAAATCTTGCTCTAGAATCGGGTCGCCGTCAATGGCCGCGCGTTTCAGCCAGTCGCGCTGCCGGCCCCACATGTACGCCCGCATGTTCGCGTACTTCGGGTCCGGCGACTCCGCCCCGAACTGCACTTCCATGAGCCGCTTCTCGTAGCCGAGCTGACACAGCCGGTCGTAGAGCGGCCCGCCGATCCCCGTCCCGTCGATAAAGAGCATCTCGACCTGACGCCCGTCATACTTCGAGTCGAGGATATCGGCTGCCTTCAACACAAGTCGCATCGAATCGCGGCACTCCTCGCCGGGAATCTTGATAGGACGGATCGACCGGGCGTTCGGCCCACGGCGGAAGCGGAACACGGTGTTGTCGGCGCCGCCGCGGGCCACGTCGAGCCCGCAGAGCAACGGCTCGTCGTCGAGCGGCGTCACTTGCCGGCTTTGCGCGGCGTGCACGAGGTCGGTCGGGATGAACTGGAGATCACTCGCGCGGGGCGGAATGCCACGGACGCGCACGCGGAAGAAGTCCGAATCTTCGCCGTGGTCTTCCTCCCACTCCTTGATCAGCGCCTTATTGCTGAACCGCGACGTCCGCGAGTCGACGATGACTACGTCGTACCGGTTCCGCAGGGCGCCGAAACACACCTTATGAAAGCGCCCCGTCGAGCGCGTCGGGTTGCCAAAGAGGAATTGCATCGCCTCGCCGTCCGTCAGGCCGCCTTCCTCGACGTCGTGGATGGTGTCGGGCACGCTCGAATCCTCGTCGTTGATGTAGAAGCTCGTGCTGTCGGCCGCGTGCTGGCCGGCGAACGCCTCCGAGTTCTGCTCCTTGCAGGTCTGGGGCGTGCAGAACCAGCTCTCCTTGTGGCCGATATAGTACATCCGGTCCATGTTGATGGCGAACCACGACGACGTCAGGCTGAGCTTCGTCCACCGCTGGACCGCGGCCCAGGTCTTTGTCTGGAGCTGCGTGCTGGTGTTGGCGGTGATGGTGCCCTGGCTGAACGGCCGCGTCGACATGATCCAGCCGACCAGCCACGCCGCGACGACGCTGCCGCCCACGCCGTGCCCCTTCGACACCGCCATCCGAATCGGCGCGCACGGTGTCTGCCCGTCGAAGGCGTTGGCTTTGACGTGGGCCCGGAGCCGTTTCAGGAAGTCGAGTTGCCACACGTCCGGCCCGTCGTGATGCTCGAGCGGCGTGCCAGGCTTGCGCCACGGGTAGGCGCCGAGGACCCAGCGGAGGGGATCGTGATGGCAGGACGCGACGAACGCGCCGACGTCGAGCTTCGTGTGGAGCGCCGCCGCTCGGCGGGGGTCGGCCGCGGGCCCGCTAGACAATCTTCGTCCCGTCTGCGGCGAGCTGCTCGAAGAGCCGCACGATCACGACGGTCAGCGCGGACTCTAACGCCGGCACGCGCGCGACCAGCGCCGGGTTACGTTCACTGAGCCGCGCGAAGACGGTCGCGGCAAACTCGGCTGGGCTGACCGTCTTGGGCGCTGGCGGCACCGTGACCCCGTCCGGCTTCACGACGAGCGCAAGCTCCCAGACATACCGCGGCACGCGCGGCCCGATCATCACGACGTAGCGGTTCGGCTGCGCCATGATGGGCTTGATGGTGCCGGGTGGTCGGCCGCCGATGTGTCGCCAGACGCGCGCCGCCTGGCCCTCTTTCGTCGCCCAGGCGGTCGCCTTTGTGACGGCGTCCTCGTACGTCATACGCCCTTCTTCTGGTGGTTGGCTTCGGCGAGCACGGCCCGACTCAGGAGATACCCGCCGAGCGCCAGCGATGCGGCAGCGGTGAGGATGGCCCCGACCACGACGCCGGTAAGGAGCATCAGCACGGGTCGATACTCACCGATGGACGATCCGCATTTTCCTTAGACATTTGCCCACTCAGTGGAAGAAGGGTCGTCGCCCAGCCAGTCGTAACAACGGTGCCGCCCGGGATGCCCTGGTTCGCGGGTGCAGACGTCCCTACTACGGCTCCTGTCCCCACATATTCCAGGGATGCTGAGATCCCACGCTTTTAGGTAGCGCATCCGAATAGCTGGCACCCGCACCGCAGATAGGGCGTCCCGCCGCAGCTCGAGCCGCACGCCTGGTGGCAGACTTCTACGCATGGTCGGCCTTATCCACCCGCGTCCTGGCGCCCTGGAGCAACGCGATCAACTCGTCGTCCCCGCTCACCACGACGTGGTCGGACAGGAGGTTGAAGTACTTGGCCGCCAGCTCCACATACTTCTCGAAGTTCGCCAGCTTCACCTTCAACACTTCGTCGATGTGCCCGTCGCCCGCCTTGGCGTTCTTCAAGACGACCTCGTAGCCGGCGATGAGGTCCGCTTGCTCCCGCGTCAGCCGGTGAATCGGCTTGCTGTTCCCACGCCCATCGAAGAGCGCCCGCTTATCCCCGTGGGCCGCCGCGTCCACGTTCCGCCGGATGGCCTCGAGCACCAGCTCGACCGTCAGCCCAGCCTTCTCGATCTGCTTCTGCGCCTGGAGCCCAACTTTACGGCGCACGCTAGGCTTTGCTAGGAGCTTGGACGCCTCGACGCCCGCCGACTTCCGGGTCATGTGAGGCTTCATGCGAAGCATGGCGCGGGTGCCGTTCTGGTCTTTCAAATACTCGGCCACAAAGCGGGCTTCCTTGAGGGCACGCTTCTGACCACGGGGCTTGGGCGGGAGTTTCTTCTTGGCGGCGTCAGTCATCGGCAGGGTCTCGGTCGTCGAGAAGGGCGAAGCCAACCGCAAGGCGCTCGGAGAAGGTGTCGCGTTTGGTGAGGGGTTGAGGGTCGTCTCGGCTAGGGTGGTTGTCGCGCTTGTGTTTCGCGTAGAGGGCTCGACACTCGGCGCAGTAGCGTGGGTCTTGTACCGTCCATCGCGTGACGATGGCCTCGCAGCCGTTTGTGAGGCACCTGGCAACACGATACGGCGTCGCGGCGGACGCGCTCAGGCGGCGCGGTTGCGAAGACGGTTCCTGAGAGCCCGAAGGCACTGCTGGCATAGGTCGTGGTCCGCCCGGCGGGCGATGTGGCCTCGGGAGTCGCGGTAGCGGGGTGGTCGCTTTCGGCAGCTTGCACACAGCGTCGACGCCTTCATGGGCCCCGTCCTTCCGCCGTCTGTCTGCCGCTCAGTATCGCATACT